GTCAGCCAATCCAGCCCGAATCTGCCGCTTATACTTATAATAGGTATTCCGGGCAAGCCCTGTCAGCTTCATGCACTCCACATCGTCCAATGTACCACCAAAAGCCTTACAATGGATGCGGATTTTCTCTTTGGCCGCTTTAGACTTCTTGGTTTCAAATCCAGTGCCTTTTTTACGTCCAACCTGTTTTCCATTCAGCTTTGCTGTTACAAGGCCCTCACGGGTACGCTGGTGCAGATCGGCAACTTCTTTTTCGGACTGCTCAAAGGCCAGCTTGATCTGCTCCTTAGCCAAGACCATCAGATACTCGTTGATGCCCTTCAAGATGAAGTCCACATTCGTCCCTGTCATGGCAATGCTGCCGGACAGGGCTTTTTTGTAAGTTTCAGTATCAATGTGATGCTCTTTCAGAAATATCAGCCGGATGCCCTTATGGTAGAGATCCTCATACAATGAAAATCCCTCTTCTGCGTTTCTGGACATTCGGGAGACAGAATCGAACACCACAGTATCACCATCTTTTAGAACCCGGTACAACTTGCTCCATTCTGGTCGGAGGATGGAAGTTCCCGTATAGGCTTCCTGCACAATGTGAGCAGTCGGGTACTCAGCCCTGATATTGCGAACCTGACGGTCAATGATCTGCTTTGCAGTGGAAATTCTGCAATAACCATAAATGCTCATAGCCTCTTCTTTCCGTATCAAAAATGCCGAACGTCATTTTAGCGTCACCGATTTGCTAAGACAAATCGGCTTCATCACACTATGATTGATACTTTTCTGTACCCACGGCAATTTTAATACTTTTTCCTGCGAGCCTTAGTCATCCCTCATAAACTTCAAAAGATTATCTCCGTTGACGAACGGTTCGCACCGTCCGTCCCCTGCGATGACTTTTGAACTTTATAAGGAACGACACGGCTCGCTCTTATCAACGGTTCAGATACTGATTCATAAACTCTTCCACCGTCACGCAGGGCTTTTGATTTTTCTCTGCTCCTCCAAACGGATCATAGTTCCAGTCCGTCTCTTCATCAATGTACCGCCGTCCGTCATTGGGCAGCTCCAACGGCTCTGCAAGAATAATCGTTCCCCAGTGATTGACCATGATAAATGGTGCAATCTCACAGGGAATCCCCCGGCAGTCATCATCATGCCGCACATCGTAGGCATATAGACCATCCGGGACGGTATCTCTTTTTATGCGGAAGTTAGTGAATAATGCAGGCTTTCCGCAGACAGTGATTTCTTCATAGTGTTCGGTCATCGCATTGCAAGACATATAAATTTCTCCTTTATGCCACATTAAGTCGGGTAGCCTTATAGCAGTCAGCGCACATTCCATCATGGGTGGCTGCAAACTCTGCCGCCTGCATGATGGAACCATCCTTCAGCTTAACCCTCTTAATAGGCTGATTGCAGCGAGCGCAGATGCAGGGCATCGGCGGCTGTTCCTGCTTCGGGGTAGCGGATCTCGGTTTCGGCTGCTTTTGCGGTTCTGCATCCGGCTGCGGTGCAGCATCTTCCGGTAAATCCTCTCCGGCATAGACATAGAGGCCAAGGCCAAACATAGCGAGGTTCTTCACCAAGCACCGCATGATGGCTTTATTCACATCGAACATGGAGGCTGCTTCTACGGTGCGTTCTTCCATGCCGATCTTTTCACGGCGGCGGGTCTGAGGATTGTAGTCCCATTTCGGAGTGGTATAGGTATAAGGCACAGCTTTCATGGCTTTGTTTGCGCCATCCAGTACAGGCAGCCACATTTCGTGCGAAACGCCCTCAATCGCGACAGTGGTGTACACCATGAAGCCGGTTATGGGGTCATAAACATAGGGCAGGCCGTTGAATTTCTTGACCTCATAGCTGGCAGCAGGATACAACTTCTTCACCTCTGCCCAAGCATACGCCCAGCTTACATATTTCAGTTCCGTGTTGCCGGACTTTTTGACTTCCAGATGATCTTTGAAGTCGATAGCAAATAATTTTACGAATGGATTTTCCGTAGCCATAATAAACCTCCAAGAAAAAAGGTGGCAGAGAAGTTGCTCCCTGCCGCCATACAATTATGCCGCATGAATGATGGTGAACCTGCGACTGCTTACATTTTTGCTGTACTGGTTGAAAATATCCGGCTGCTCTTTCCGCAGGCGTTGGGAATCCACACGCTTGCTTTCGGAAGATACCCACGATACCTTATAGCCCGGTGCTGTGCCATAGGCAGCATCCTGCATTTGCAGCTTGACCTGCTGCTCGATGGCCGTTTTCTCCTGTTCCATCTGCTCGATTTGGTCGGAAAGCTCCTGCCGCTTATCCAGAAGTCCATGCAGAGCACTCAGGTCAGCGGTCTTATCCCGGTTATCCACCTCATACATCTGGTTGATCTGCTGGGTGTCACACTCGCAACCGTTAGGTGCAGGGGGAATCTGGGGCACAACATGGTTCGTCCAGAAACGTTCTTCCTCATCAATGAGATCAGAAAGCACTTGCTTATCCGTCACGATTTTGTGGATCACCAGCTCTCTGCCGAAAATCAGAGCCGCCACATACCAGCAGTCGAAACCGCTGACGGCTAAGTAGTGGTCAACCTGCGCCAGATAGTGAGCCGGGATTTTGCCATCTGCCCATTTGTCCGCAGAAAACGGCGAGACTGTCTTGCACTCCAGCCCGGCCTTCTGTCCAACGATCAGGCGGTCAAAGTCTGCCAGAAGCAGCGGATGTTCCTCGCTCTGGTAGATAGCGTTTGCACGGCGCACCTTAAAACCCGTTTCTTCGGAGAACCGCTGCGCCACATAATCCTCCAAATCACGACCCTGCCGCATGGCTTCGTTGTCGATATTTTCAATGGTATCGCTGATTTTATCGTGGTAAACCTGAAATGCCGAACGGTAGGGATTCAGGCCAAGGATAGCTCCGGCATCCGTGCCGGTAATGCCGCATTTGCGGTAACGGAGCCAATCTTCTTTGGGTAAATTCAATGTAGATACAAGCCTTTTCATGCAATGTTCAACCTCTCTTTCATCTGTTCTTCTACAATGGAGAAATCATATTCCACCAAGTCTTTGATAATGGTGGAAAACTCGTCTACCAAGGTACGGTCATCATCCAGCCAGAGGGCATACAGGAAATCCAGAATATTCCGCTGCACCCGGAGATGGTTCCAGAAACGCTCGTCCATCTGCTTTTCGGTGTCCAGCGTAATCAGGGCACTGACGATGGTGCTTTTCATCGTGATCTCGTATGCTGTGGTGCAGGTAGGTTTTGGAAAATTGATTTCGATGCGGTCAAGGAACTCAGAAAATTCCCGGACAGCCCGGTTGCTCACATCATTCATAGTTCACTCCTTTAGGCTGCTGCCAGCACCATCTTGTAAGCCTTGTCGATCATGGGATTGCCCTCTGCGGTGCGCAGGAACAGATTTTCGTTGTAGTTGCGAGTTTTACGGATGGGGTCTGCATGGGTAGCAAAGTCGGAAACAGCGTTCACGAACCGCCAGCCGTTTTTGCCGACCCATTCCAGATCGGGTGCATTATAATAGCGAGCCTTCAAATCTTCCTGCAAGCGCAGGTTGTTCTTCCGCTGACCATCGGTTAAGTCTTCCGTGATGGGGAAGAACTCGTTGATAAACTCCTGCACCTTGCGGTCAGACAGCTTGATGGTGGTCAGCTCATGGATACCTTTGCCCAGCTCCCCCATGTAGCTGTTGGCAAGCTGTAAGGTCTCACGGGCATCCTGCACCCGGAGCAGAACATTTTCGGTATGGCGGGCAGTCCAGATGCGCTTTGCAGTACCCAGAGCCAGATTCAGGGTGTTCTGGCAGACCACACGAACCGGGGTCATAGCGACTTTTACACCAGAACTGCCATCGTGACTGTTAAAGAGCACAAGATATGGGGTTACTTCATCTCCGGCGATGATGTACTTCTCCGGCAGCTTCGCCAGCATCCATACCTTCTTGCCGCCCTGTAAAGAGCCTGCGGTTTCATAGGTGACACCCTCACCAAGCAAGTCATCGGTGAATTGGAATGCTTCTTCGTTCTGCACAATGCGGTAGCGGTCAGACACCACACCCAGAACAGCATCATCGGTGCTGCGGACATTGGCACGATAGCCGGGGATCATAGCACCCGTGCCAGAATAGATATTGCGGCTCTCTACCTGCCAATTCAGACCGGCCAGCTCCAAGGCTTCACGGCTTGCAGGGGCATCCATCACGATACGGCCAAGGCCGTGCCAAGGGGTCTCACGGACAGAGAACATCGTTTCAACATTTGCGGACATAATCTTTACCTCCAAAATTTTTGATTATCTTATTTCTTTTCGATTTGATGAGCCGTCCAGACAATGATTTTCGCAGCACCTTTTCCGACTGCTTTCATCACCTCCACCAATACTTTTTCAAAGATTTCTGCCATT